ATTCTTAATTTACTTCTTTCTTATAGCCTCCGGCAGTAGAATAAGTTTTAACAATATTATCTGGTTTATTTTTGAAATGCTTATGCATTACTTCTATATTTTTTGGATCGTCGTCACTAAATCCTATTGATAAGTTTTCTGGATTAAATTTATTAGCAATATCCTTTTTTAAGAATGCTTTTTTATTAAGTACTGCTGCCATTCCTCTAATATAGCTTACAAAATCTTCCATAGCTGATACTTTAGCCTCTTCAGGATTTACCGCCCCTTTGTCATCTCCGAAAGATACTGGATGATACTTATTAAGTTCTAAATACGATTTTATAAGTTCCTCGTCCGTCATTTCATCTTCACCCACAAAAGACCTATATTTTTTTAGATTTTTGATTAACTCATCTTTGTTGATTCCGTTGAACCCTTCTATAATATAGTTATAAATTGCTTCTTTTATAGTGTTAGGATTGTGTCCTCTCGCAGTTATTATCGCAAATATTGAACCGTTATTAATCGCTTCTCTAAAATCATCAAATGCCGGTCCTTTTTTTGCCCTTAAAGAGTCCACCAAAAAATCTTTGTCCCCTTCAGTTCTAAAGTTTCTGAATGGTGAATTCGCATATCCGACAATTTTATTACCTTTATATGTAAATGGTTCTTGACCAATCTTGTGTCTAAACTCCGCGAAATCATCTGTGGACATCCCTACTTCATTACCATCTTCATCTTGAACCAAAATTTTTGTTGGCATGTGAACAATATTATCGTCCCAATCGAACGCATAATACTTGAGGTCCGGTGTTCCCTCATTTTTGAATCCTTCTGTAAACTCTTTTCTCATTTGGCTAAAGGGGGGATATTATCCCCCCATATTTAATTTATTAGATATTTTCGAACGAAGCTCCTGTTGGAGTGATGAAGAATTCGATATCGATGAATTCTAATGCCTTCGTTGGTTTTAAGTATATCTTACCTGTTAATGTATTTCTATCTAAGTCTTCAGGTGTAGAAGAAACTGTTACTCTGAAGTCATAAAGACCTCTATCTCTTCTAATTGAATCTAAGATAGGGTTAACACTATCCAAGAATTGTTGTCTAACGATTTGGTCGTTTTGTTCGAACAACAATCTTACCGCTACTGCTGAAATTAACTTTCTAGCTTGAAGTAACAATCTTCTTACATTCAATCTATTAAGTGCGGTATCAGCAACTTGTAAAGTTTTGTTACCCCAAATTACTGTTCCCACATCAGAGAAAGTTGCGATAGGGTTGATTCTACCTTGATAAAGTGTATCTCTATCTTCTTGAGTCAACTTAACTCTCGCCTTAATTGAATTTACAAGACCTCTTGTGTAACCCGCTGAAGCGAACCAAGGGAATGCGATGTTATCTGTCAACGCTAAGTTTCTACAAACTTCACCTGTTGCAGGTAAGTAGATTTGTGTATTGTTAACAGTATCTCTTGTAAGAATCCAAGGATAGTAAGTTGCTGTGTAGTTAGAATCAATTCCTGTGTTATCCAAGTTATCAACTGCTTCTTGAGAGTAAATGATATCCTGAGGATTACTTGCATCAGGAGTATACATGTTGTAGTCAGGAGTAGTTGCGATATAAACTGAATCCGCTCTTGAGAATTGTACCATGTCAATAGCTTCTTCTACAAGGTTAGAGTTGTTTACATAATCAATACTTGATGTTGCGAATACGTTGATGTTAGTTGATTCAGGGTTTGCGAATGTCAAGATACCAAGTAAGTAAGCGTAGTAATCGGTGTTAGCAAAATCTTGAGTATTGTTAGCTACAATAATTCTTTTGAATAAACCATCTCCAGTTGCGTTTGGATATCTTGTTGAAGGTGCCGCACCTGCCAAATAACCTGTTGCTCCTAATTGGAATCTATCTTGATTAGTTCTAAACTCTCTGTAGATATCCCATCCATCAAATCCACCCGCAAAACATACAGTATATTTTCTTGAGAAGATAAAGTAGTATGGGTTTTCTTGAGTTTCAGGGTCTCTAGTGAAGTCAGCAACACCACATTCGAATGCTGTTTGACCACTTGTCATAAATGAGTTAGCAATTGTTACAACAGTAGCACCTGAGTCCATGTGGAAACCTTTACTCAAATAGTTCCAAGCAGAACCATCAACAGGTAGTGGAGAATTCACCCAATTCAAAGGATTTTGAGTACCTTTATATTGTAAGAATGAATCATCAACGCCAAATTGACTTGAGAATCCTAAGTAACTTCTTCTAACAATATCTCCTGAAGATTCAACAACATCAGTTGGTGCTCCAAAAGGAGGATTATAAATTACCTCACCAGGGAAATAATATTTAGTTTTGAAAATTGGAACTGGTGACGGGTTTGTTACAGAAGAATATTCTCTTTGAGTATATCCGTAGAATCCGCAAGGAATCGCATCAACAGGAGCTTCGTCCGCCATTTCAATCATTATGTATCTTGAAATCAATGCGTACTCACCATCAGTAGAACCGATTTTCTTAGCAACGAAGTTGTTAGATAATGGGTCCATGTTACAATTAGTAAATTTCTCAATAACAACAGGATTAGCATCGGTATCAAAGAAATTTCTAACCAACACGTCAAATGTCATGTTATTGAATGATAGATTACTTATTGAAACTTTAACCTCAGTGTTTGCCGCGTTACCATCAGAAATTGAAACGAACTTGAATAGGTTATAAACTTTATTACCTCTCAATTCAGATACCAAAAACGGTGTACTTGGTGATTTATATTGAGTTACGTTATAAGCAATTGAGCTTGGGTCCTCACTTCTAGCGTCAGGAAGAGCAATCAAATTACAATTCAAACCACGAATGTATCCTTGATTATATGCGTAAGTTAAGGTACTAGGATAAATTTCCTCAACAAATACAGGAACTTCGTTTCTTGATTTACCAAAGTTATCAACACCTAATACTTTCGTAATGTATTTTGATGAAGATGCTGACATTGATGTTTCAAACGAGAAGTTGTCACCATCTTTAGTTACACCTGAAATCAAGAATGACTCAAAAGGTGATTGTGTAACCCCTGAATATTGTTCAGTACAAACTAACTGTAAATCAGTTAATCCACTAACTTCATAAATTGGACCATGATTATCACTGTCCACACTGTTAGTGAAAAGAGAAATACCTCTTGAACGTAAAGTTGCCACTACCATGTTGTTGTAATCTGAATAAGCAGTACCTGAGTAGTTGTAAACTGTACCTGAAATAGTACCCGTAAATGTTGAAGACGCTCCAGATGTTAATGAACTAACATAATAGAAGAAAGAATATCCCGAGTAAGCATTTCCAGATGTAATATCAAAGTTGGCATAGTACCAAGGATCGTTTTCGTCTGAAGATAAGTCGTTTGTAGCAATATTTACGGTATCACAACCATATTCATTAATCAAATTTGAATAATTGGCGGTCAAATCATAAAAATCATTTTCAGGAAGAACCCCATAAACAACTGCAGTATTCGCAGATAATGAAGGAGTATCCATTATAGAATCTAAATTACTAGTAAAATCCAATGCTAAAGTAGAAGTACTACCATCTGATAGTCTATATTGAGTATTGAAATTTGCTAAAACTTGTGGAGGTAATGCTCCACCTGTAAAGATTACAGTGTTACCTGAAGAAGAACCTGAAAAGTTTGCTGACCATGTTGTTCCTGTTACAGGATTAAGACCCACTGTTAATGGGTCAACATTTGCAACAACTTTGATACTCCAAGAAGGTCCTGCGTCGTAACCGGAAAGACCCAAAATTCTTGTAACAAAAAGTTGGTTAGATTGTTGTAAATATGACTTAGCAATGTAAGCCGCCTCATACTTTGGGATTTGTGTGTTTATAAATTTTGTAGGTTCAGTACCTCCAAAAAATGCTTGAAACTCATCGTAGTTCGTGATAAAGATAGGTTCGAAAGCGGGGCCTTTAATTGTTTCCCCCACTAAACCTAATGTAGTTACACCTACACTTTGAGCTACAAATGATAAGTCAGTTTCAGACGTATATACTCCAGGTGATACGTATACCTTTTGATTTACTTGTGTTGCTTGAAAAAACATAGTTCAAAATTATTGTTAGCAAATTTATTTTAATGATAAATATTCATATCTATATGAAAAAACTTGACTTTTGAATATCTATTTGTAAGGAGTATGAATTTATTCTACCTTTTTTCTGCCTATGAAAACAACCAAAGAAATAAAGAATATTAAAATATCCCCTGAAGCACACGAGATATTAAAAAAGTACTGTGAGAAGCGTGGGATAAAAATATATAAGTTTTTGGAAAATCTTATAGTTGAGAAGTGTAAAGAAAAAAAAGATATCTACGGAGAGGATTAAACCAATTGAGATTCGAACTTAATTGTTGACTCTAAAGTGTTATTGGTTTTAACCACATCAATCCTTAAAATATCATTTGTGGTGATTTGAATTTCTGAAACATCGGTTCCAAAATAATCACCATTTATAAACACATCAAAACTATCTACGTTTGTAGTTCCTACCAAAGACATGTTGGCGGTGAAATCAATAACTTCACTTAAACTATCGTTTCCTACAATGTATAAAAAGTTAGATAAAAACTCATCAGGGTTTTCAGGAAACTTTGGTCTTCTTCTTTTTAATACGGTAGTATCCAATTCCATAATTTGAGCAACTCTAGCTATTGCTGGTTTGACTTGGAATTCTTCTTCATCGATTAGATAACCCAACATAGTAAAATCATAATTCTGAATAAAATATTTTCTGGCTTCTAAAGTTGTTTGAGATTCGTCGGAAATATTATTAAGAATAATTGGAACGTACTGTCCTTTAATAAAGGTATATGCTTGTCTTGATGAAAACTTCTGCATGATAACTTTATTAAGTTGGTTCAACTCCCTCATTCTATTACAAATAATTTTAACACTATAGTTAATATCTACAGGTACTGGTTGTGGAATTGTGTATATGTCCATGCCTTGTTCATTACCATTCCAAGTTGGAACCGAAGCATAATAAAATTGTTTTCTATTTGGAATTGTATATTGTAAAGAAGGATTAGTTCCAAACTTTACTTCAGGTTGTCTAACTACAGTTATGAATGGAGGTTCGGGATTGAAATCAAGATTTGTAAATAACGCAGTTTCAGTATATTGTGTCCAATTTTGAGTTGTAATAATAATGTCTATCATAGGAATGATTTTTCCTGCGGTTACAACTTGTAAATCTTCCTTAACAAAATCAAGCATACCCCTATCCAAATCAGCATGTAATACTGACTTTGGTAAATAAGTCCCATCTTTATTTATAAAATCAAGAAGTTGTTCTCTTCTTGCAGACAAAGTCTTCTTTGGAACTAAAGGTAATGTAGGTTTTACTTGTTTTGGTAACGCCATTTTATTTTTCTTCTAAGTTTTCAGAGTTATCGTGTCCACATTTATGACACATATATGGGTCTTTCCCTCCGTCAGATAATTCCCAAGACCAACCACAATTATCACAAATAACTTTACCATCAACAATGGCTTCGATAATTTTATTTAATTGTGATTCAGTTATTATGTATCTCATTATATTCCTCTAAATTCATTTTCACTTACATAAGTTGCCATTACAGTCCTATAGAAAGGTTTATAACCACCATATGTATGCTTATTATCTGATTTCACAAATCCATCATCACTCACTACATAATATCTTACTCGGTCTTCAGATTCATAATACCCAAAATAGTCCCCCATAAAGATTTCAACACCCATATCATCGAGAGTTTTTTGGTAAATACTAAACTTCATATTACCAGGTTCCTTCTGTTCAACTTTTGTATTACCAAGAAATTTACTTGTAGGTGCCATGACTTGTACCAAACCTTTCAATTCAACAGGGGCAAGAAATTGAATCCCGTTTTCCAAAACCTCACCATAAACATCGTCAGTTTTTGTTTTTCTTCTATCAACACGATAAAGGATTACAGTGAAATTCATATCACCAATTAACCACTCCTCACCCATACCAATGTCCAAAGCATAATCCTCCGCTCCGAAAAATTTACCTAATCTTGTAATTGGAACTAACTTTTCTCCCATTATATATTTGTTTAATTATGAAAAGGGTAATATATCCTATATTGATAAATACTCAGTTTATAACTATATTTTAGCCAAATATTTTTTCTTATAGATGGATATAAGTTTAGAATCAAAAGCATTATCCCTATTGGAATCCTATGAAGGAGGAAACAATTATTTACTTGAACTAAAAAGGAAGTCTCAATTAAATAAAAGGTTCTATCCAACAAGAAGCCAATCGGATTACATTATCAATAACCATAACACCCAACCTAAGGTTGCTAAAAAGTGGGTAATATTAGATGCGTACTTCGCAAAGAAGTTAGCAGACGATAAATTATATACCGTAATCCCCGATAAAGTATGGGTTGAAAAATTATTGTGTGACACAGAAAAGGCATTCCACATTTGGGGTAAAGTATTTGAAAACGAAGAATTCCACGATTTTTGGTTACCCAAAGCCGCAATCATCAAAGATAATTCAGTTAAGGATGTTGTAATTGATTACGACAAATATTCTCATAGACCGCCACTTCAACATCAAAAAGAAGCAGTTCAAAAACTTGTAGAGAATAAAAAGTTTATTCTTGCCGATGACATGGGTTTGGGAAAAACTACCTCCACTATTATCGCAGCATTAGAGACAGGGGCAAAGAAGATTCTTATCATCTGTCCTGCAACTCTTAAGATTAACTGGAAACGAGAAATAGAAAATTACTCTGACAGATCCATATTCATATCTGAAGGAAAAACTTTTAGTACCGAACATGATTTTGTAATCATAAACTACGACATTATCAAAAACTTTCATGACACTAAGAAAAAAGATGAATCGCAAGTTATTGCTGCCAATTTTGATTTGGTGGTCGTTGACGAAGCTCACTATATCAAGAATCCTACGGCCCAAAGAACAAAACTAATAAATGACATCGCCAAAAATGTTGATAGATTATGGTTATTGACTGGTACTCCGATGACCTCAAGACCAATGGACTATTTCAACTTATTACATCTAATAGAATCACCTGTCGCCAAAAATTGGATGGCTTACGCAATTAGATATTGTAGTGGGTATCAATTTAATGTGGGGGGAAGAAAAGTTTGGAATGTTACAGGTTCGTCCAATTTAGAAGAACTTCGTGACCGAACAACTGGTCTTGTCCTACGAAGACTCAAAGAAAACGTGTTGGATTTACCTGAGAAAATAATCACCCCTGTTTACTTGAGATTGAAGTCAAAGGCGTACGAAGAAGTGATGGGGGAATATTACGATTGGTACGACAAAAATCCTGAAGAGTCCAAATCACTTACCGTTCAGTTTACCAAACTCACGAAAGTACGACAAATCATTGCCGATGAAAAAATAAGTCAAACAATTGAACTTGCAGAAAATATTATTGAACAAGATAAGAAAGTAATTATCTTCTGTAATTTTACTGACTCACTCAATAAGATTTGTGAACACTTTGGAAAAACGGCAGTAAAAGTTGATGGGTCAATGTCAAAACCTGAAAGGCAAAAAAGTGTGGATAATTTCCAAGAAAACGATAAGGTTAAAGTGTTTGTGGGGAACATAAAAGCCGCAGGTGTTGGATTAACATTGACCGCAGGTGAAGCAGTAATAATGAATGACCTATCATTTCTACCATCAGACCATGCTCAAGCGGAGGACAGAGCATATAGATATGGTCAAAAAAATAATGTCTTGGTTTATTATCCAATATTCGAAAACACAATCGAAGGAATTATCTATGACATATTAAATAACAAAAAACAAGTAATCGCAACTGTAATGGGTGACAACCTAAATTCCTCCGATATGGCTGAAGAAATTTTGAAGAGAATAAACGAAATCAGAAAATAAAGAGGTTTCGTATTATTTATAGTAAATAAAAGCCAACAATGAATAAAACAGAAAAGAAGATTCAACAACTCGAATTACAGATTGTAGAACAAAAAGTGACGAGAGAAAAAGAGTTGTTAATCACAGAAATGAAAAAAATTGGGATAGAAAAACTACCTTATTCCTACTCAGCCCTCAAACAATTTATTGACCCCGAAACAATGGACTTCCATTATAATAAACATTATAAGGGATATGTCGATAAGTTAAACGATGCGCTCTCCAAGAAAAAGTATGGGGATTTAGAATTAGAACAAATAATCAAAACCATAAGTCGATTTGACAAAACAATTAGAAATAATGCGGGTGGAGCATTTAATCACGCATTATTTTGGAATATGTTATCGCCCGAACCAAAAAAACTCAAAGGTGATCTATACAAAAAAATTGTAAAAGAATTCGGTAGTTTTGTTTCATTCAAGAAAAAATTCGAAGAAATCGCAAAGGAAAGATTTGGTTCAGGTTGGGTATGGTTAGTCCTTACAGGAAGAAACAGATTGAAAATTATGTCCACCGCAAACCAAGACAACCCTCTTATGAACATTATAGAAGGTGGAGGCTTTCCATTGTTAGGATTAGATTTATGGGAACACGCATACTATTTGAAATATAAAAACAAAAGAGATGAATACATATCTAACTTTTGGAAAGTAGTGAATTGGGACTTTGTTTCTAAACTTTATGAAATGAAACTTGAAACAAAACTTTTGGAATCCGTACAATTCAAAAAACTTTTATCAGAAGCCAAGTCAGAGGCTTGTAGTTTTACAGAGACCGAGATATATAGAAACTTATTTAACACTAATAAAACAATTAAATACAAATATAGAGAAGGTATTGATAAAATATTAATGGAAGTTTTTCGTGATTTGTATGTAAGTAATCCACCCGAAGGTGAGTTAACAGGAATTTTTGGTTTGGAATCCGAAGGAAGGTCAGTTATCAATAAACTAAACACAAACTACACTACATTCTGTCTTTTACTTAATGACGTAAACCAAGTAATTCGTACAATGAAAGGTAAAATACCAATATCGTTTGTAGGGAAAACTCCCGAAGAACAAGTAAAAGAAGTTGAGAGATTTGTGGCGGCATTAAATCATTTCAAATTTAGAATATTTGATTTGAAAAGTTCAACTTTTGTAAACATCATGAAAACTTTACAAGGAAGACATGATGCGGGTGAAAAAAGGGAGCAAATTGTCGCTGCGATATTGAAGAGGTTTTTCAAAGGTCAAGTAAAAATAGAACTTATTGGCAAATTAGGTCATGAAGTGGATGCCTATGATGGTATTGATCTTAAACTAATATATGGGGATAGAACTGAAACTGCTCAAGTAAAACCCTTCCAAGAAAAAATAGTTGATGAAGAAAATGGAACGATAACTTTACTTGGCACTGCTCAGGTCCAACCGTACACAACCGACTTAATGATTTTTCAAAAAGGCAGAAATGTTTTGATTTTCAATAAAAACCCAAAAATTGTTGATGGAAATTATGTGTTTCCAATCGATGGTTTGAAGTTAAACATCGAATAAACATTTTGTGAATATTTATATTATATGTCAGCAATACCAGAACCAGAAAGAAGTAGGATATACACTAGAATTAAACACCAATTAGGTGCTCCTCTTAGAAGTGTAGAACTTGAAGATGAAATGATGGATTCACTAATGGAATTAGCTATTGGAGATTATGAAGAATATATCTTACAATGGCTAATTGATTCACAGTGGGTGAACCTCGTCAACTTAAACATGAATGAAAGGTCAGTTGCCAGAGCTTTGGTGACTCGAACTATGGATTTTGAACAACAATTTAGTTATTCATATTCGAAAATTGTTGGTCTTCAGACTGAAGGTCCGTGGGTTCTAAAGAAAGATTATTTCATTCTAAGTGCTAACACACAAACTTATGAAATTCCGGCAGGACGAGAAGTAAACGAATTATTATGGTTCTCTAACCAAGCTTGGAATGCATTTGGTTTAGGTGGAATTGGTGGATTTGGTATGGGTGGTGTTGGATTAGGAGCAAGTGAGGCGGGATACGCTCAAATGGGTTATCAAGGGTCTTACTTTATGATGTCAGGGTTTGACTACTTGGTTAGAATGCAAGAAGCAAATATCCTGAATAGAATCTTGGGAGGTTCCTTAACCTACAGAATTACAGGTCTTCCTGATGGAAAAAAACTTATTCATTTGTATAATACTCCTGGTGGAAAATTCAATTGGTTAAACTATAACCTTTATGTCGGTAAAGCGGTATGGTATTGGTATTACGATGTTGAACCAGATAGTAGAGCAGATTGTTTGAAAAACAATCCTGATATTATTAAACTTCCTACCGATGTACCTATTGAAGAATTGACTTGGACGGACATAAACGTACCAGGGCAACAATGGGTTAGAAGATGGTTTACAGCATACTGTAAAGAAACATTAGCAAGGGTTAGAGGAAAATATAGTGGAAACCTTAAAACTCCAGATAGTGAACTTACCATGGACTATCAAAGTTTGTTAACAGAGGCTAAGGATGAGAAAACTAAATTGATTGAGGAATTAATCGGGGCTGAAGGTTGGTTAACAAGAATGAGACCTGACAAAGTCATGGAAAGAGAAGCACTTATCGCTGAAAATCTAAATAAACAAATGAAGTTCAGAGCAATGCCTCGGCAAATTTACGTAATATAATATGGCAATAATTAAATCTATATCATCCAAAAGAATAATTAGAGGTGAAGTTATTAACGCTTCAGAGATTTCTGTAGTATCAGAATCTAGCTACAAAACTAATGGTGAGAGTTGTATTATTGTTAGAGGTGTTCTACAATCGGTAATCATTTTAGATTCATCTAACACTGACCACGTGGTTGTAAAATCAATGACAAACCTCACCATACTCCCCGATGTTGGAAAAATCGATGAGGAATACGATGAGGTTATTGTTGATAAATTTGCCTGTATTGAATTTAGATTCGTGGGTGGAAACTGGTATATCCTATCAAGTGACGGACTTAAACAGTCGTAAGTTTTTCTTCCCAACCTTCTTCAGCCAAATCATACATGTAGAAAGGACTTAGTCCTCTTCTTTCCCAATATTTTAATTCGGCTTCAGTAATATCCAATACATCTTCTTTCAATCTGTCTTGGTCTCCATCTGCTAAAGGTTGTCCGTTAATCAACTCACATTGTGATGTAGTAAAAATTCCCCTCTTTTCAGGTTCATTAACAATCAAACCATTTCGAACTTCTTCCTGAAATACAACCATCAAAGGTTCAATTCTTTTGTTGAATGTAACGATGGCTCTTGGTATGTTATAATCACCAGTTAGGTCAGGGTTATTACTAAGAATATCCTTATCTAACATATAACAATTAATCATAACTCCATCAGTAATAAGTTTTGCTTTAGGGTCATTAAATACATTCAAAGCATTTGTATCTTTGATTTGTTTAGGTGTCATTTTTTGTACATCGCCCTGAGAGGCTTTCGTACCATTATTAACATACATGATTACATCCCCCAAGTTCACATTCAAATTTTCTTGAATCGCAAGTTCCATGTGTGCCATCCGAGACATACTATTGCCTGCTTTAGTTTTGGTTGTTAATCTTTTCTTATATTCATCGAGACTCAACTTAACTTTAGCTCTCTGAGCAATTTTGGATAGTGGAATCTTTTTGTCGTAAATCTTTTGGAGATATTCATAGTAATATTCCACAAACTCTTTTCCATTTCCTTGTAACAACATTTTAATTCCTTTATCCAAAAACTCCTCGATATAGATTGGAAGTTTCTTTGATTTGATACTATTACCTGTCAGTTTGATTTTACCCTTCGCATCCATAACCGCATAGTTTTTACGAGCCAAGTTAATACATGACGGCCAAACACCATCGGTATCCAACGCCATTTCACCTCTCATGAATATGTCATTGTACTCAGCAACGTCAGCTTCAGGTCCATAATATTCTTTGCCCAACTTTACTTTCCAATTCAGTCCACGTCCAACATAAACTCTATTTTTAGCATCTTCAGGTGTGGAAAAGTTCACCCCGTCAGTATCCATTACCAGTGGAACATAACCCTTCGCCATGAAGAACTTAATCATTTGACGTAGGTATTGTCTACCTGTACAAGTAATCTGTTCACCCATATACATGTCACCCCAAGCATAAACCTGAGGAGCGGATAACGCACCGAACATGGAGTTAATGAAGATTTTGATTGGCAATTGTTTGTTACCATATGACTCGGACTTTTTACGGTCAGATTCATAAAATTGTTCCGCCAAGTTCTTGTATTTGATACGAGTATCTCGGAACCACTTCAACATACCTTTCATCGCACCCGTGACATCACAGTCAGGAAATACATCGTGTACCAACTGAATGGAGGGGTATAGTGACGAGAAGTCAAGTTTGAGTACGTCTTTACTGTATCCTACCTTAAGTAGTCGTGAAAGACCTCCAACGAAGTCAGTCTTTGATTCTTTAGCAGGTATCGCAATATTATGCTTATAAGACCACGCCATCATCAACATTTTCCATAAGGTAGCAGTACCCATAGTAGATACTCTCTCATATGTTGTTGGAATCATCGCAGCAAGTAAGAATGAACCTTGATTGAATTCTTGGTCAACTTTCAAGGTTTCGTCCAAGTCATCGTCAAGATATCTTTCTACCAAGTTGTCTCCTGTTACTTTAAGATAAACATCAGTTCTATCCTCACAAATCTTGTCTATCTTGGGGTCTTGTCCAACTTTGCGATAGTTACCATTTTGAGTATTCAACCAAAACTCTTCTTTCTTAGCATAAAACGGACCGATGTCCAAGTGGTCAATATAAACTCGGTCAGGTGCCTCAGCGTTAATATATTGGGTAATATACTTCAAACCCGCAGACTTAATACTTGAATTGATTGCTTGTGCTCGTCTTACCGCATGAATAATATCAATTACATTATATCCCCAAATGGAAGTCTGAGTATACAACTCAACTTCGTTAGCAAGCTTCAACATGCCCTCTTTTCTTGTGAAAGAGTGGTCGGGGTGTAATGAACGACAAATCTTCTTTGGGTCAATGTTCAAGATTTTACATCGTTCGAATATCCAATGCCAGTCGAAGTTTGCGGAATTATATCCACCAATAATACTTGGTTTCAATTCATTAATAATATTGAAAAACTCTATGATGGCACCTCTTTCTTGAGATTCATCAATACATTCAATTACTTTATGATATCCTTTGTTGGTTTTGATTCCAATCATGAATATACGACCGTCTTTAGGTTCCAAAGCGGTCGTTTCCAAGTCAAATACCAAACGGGTTACTTGATTATAATCTTCAAATCCTTTGAACAATCTTTTTTCTTTCGAAACAAGATATTGTTCTACAGGAGATAAAATCATTATTTTTTCTTTTGTCTTTTCTCCCCACGGATCACATCCACCTTCTCTGAAAAATTGAATAAGTTCACGATATCCTTTCAGAGATTTAACCATAAAGGTCATACCTCTTTCTAATCTTTCATTACCGTGTGTGTCAAGTTTTTCAATCATGATACCATGTTTGGTCATGGCTTCCTTTTGAGCGGCTTTTGAACCGCCATAAAAGTTGATGTCTCGTAAGTCACCAACCCACGCAAATGGAGTAAACGTATCCTTACGGATTTCTTTACCTTTGCCTGGAATTTCTTTGATTTTGTAAATGGAGTTGGAAGCGTAGTCGAACTCAATGGCGACTATAAATTCTTCGGGGTCGTTTCCGTGTAGGAACGATTCAATTTCTTTTTCTGTAAACATTTTCTATACACGAGTGGTTTATTGGCTTTCACACTAACGTGAAGTTTACCTTACTCATCGAGTATAAATATAACGGAAATTTGTGTCTTGTCAAATTAGCAACATGCAGTTTCAGAAATAAAACTGTCTTGTATATTAATAAAAAGTTCTTCTCTGATTGGAAGAATCAAACTACCTTCGTCATTTCTGATTAGGAATTGACCCTGATATCTTCCAGGAGTATTTGTGTCTCTTGAGGTGAACTTGAAATAAATATAGTATTCGGGAGCGGCTCCCAAAGGTAAAATTAAATTAACAATTTCACAAGGTGCTGAAACAATCTTTGGAATGCCTGTTTCCACATCAATCATGGTAAAAAATATTGTTGAGACCTCAAGGTCTTCCATGAGTTGTTGGTAACCTGATCTGCCATCCTTTACCACTTGCATTTTCAAAACAGGCAAAGTTGCATTTTTTTTGATGTAGAACTCCATTCTTTTTGTTTATTAATAAATATATCGTATATTTGTTTAATAAAAGTGAAACTTTAATCATTCATCAGATATTTATAAAATATGGCAAGACCTACAAAATTAGAAGAAGACCGAAAAGTTAAATTTGGTATCAGTTTAGACCCCGAAATATTTAATCGGATGGTTAATGACAAAATAAAAAAATCCACCTTAATCGAAAAATTACTGAAAGAATATTATGGAAAAAAAGATTTGTACTAAGTGTAAGGTTGAAAAAGATGTTTGTGAATTTAATACGAGAAAGAATCGTAAATCTAAATACACAAGTCAATGTAAATTGTGTATTTGTGAAAATGGTAAAAAATACAGAGAGAATAATTCAGATTTAATTAAATCTCGTAAAAAAATATATTACGATAATAATAGAGAAAATTTGAATGAAAAAACTAGAGAATGGTATCTAAAAAACTCAGAACGAGCACTTCAACAAAAAAGAAATCACTATCAAAAAAATAGAGAGTTAGTATTAGAACGGTCAAAGTTGTGGTCTAAAAATAATCGGGATAAAGTTAACGATTACATTAAAACTAAAAAAGAAAAAAATCCTTTATTTAGAATTGAACTTAACATAAGGGGTAGAATTAAACAATACCTAAGTCAAAAAAATATAACAAAAAGAAATAAAACTTATGATATTGTCGGAATTGAAATAAATGATTTGAAAAATCATTTAGAAAAGCAATTTACAGAAGGAATGAATTGGGATAATTATGGTATCTATGGTTGGCATATTGACCACATAATACCATTATGTTCCGCAAAGGATGAAAATGAATTACTCAAATTATTCCATTACACAAATCTTCAACCCTTATGGGCTGAAGATAATCTAAAAAAGAATGGTAGAATATTGATTTAACATTCTTTTCTAAGACCTCGTTCGTAATGTTCAAAACGATCGTGTTCGGTTGGAGTTAACAATAAAATTCCAGGGTTAATTACTCCCTTTTTAGTTTCTTGATACATAAATGACATCCAAGTCTGCTCGAATGGCGATTGAAATTTAGTATCTAAAAACATCTTTTGGTTTCCAATTCTACTGACAATCTGAGGCCAGTTACAGTAATAAATTTCTCCTTTGGCATATGGTAATCCCTTATGAGATAAAACCGCATGGAATTCTGTCTTAGGGGCATTAGGGTCTAGGCCAATTTCGGGTAGCCTGGGTTTACCTGGCCAAAATTCTGTCCTAATATGTTGCGGAACATTATACCAACTCCACTGCACACCATTATCACCATAAAATTCAGTGTAATTTAACTTTAAGAAATCTAAATTTTCTTTTTTAATAATTTCTAAAGATTTACTGTATAAGTTAGGGACATATCTATTGAACCCATTTCTACAAACCTTTCCTTCATTTGGAAAGAAAAACATATCATCTTCGAAAAACAAATAATAATCTAAATCAGTTTCATTTTGAAAATGTTCCGCAACCCATTGTCTTCCTCCACATATTCCTAAGTTATCTTTTTTAATATGTTCAAATCCATATTCTTGGCAAATCTTTGAGTATTCTTCAGTAGTTGACAAGTCGCTTGAATTATCTAACAAAAATTTACTTGTTTTGTTAATATAATCTTTATCATACGCCAACATAGAATCAATTAACGTCTTGAATTGTTTTGGACTATTAAATGTGATTACATATAAACCTACTTTATTTGTATCCAAATTATTGGTTACTTGTACGGAACTTTCATTTTTAACTTTTAAGGTGTCGTTTTTAAGGTCTTCAAAAAATTTACCAACCAATCCGTTAGATTCGATTTCAAAGTAATTAAATAAGTCAGAATGTTTATAGCACATAATACTAAAGATTGACTCTTCAGTTCCCATGTATCCTTCTTCTAAAGTACTTTTTAACAATCCATAATAGATTCCATTTACATCACCAATTGTGTGTTTAGGGCCACCAAAGAAACCACCTCGGGCAACTTTATTAACTTTGGAACCAGCAATAGAATTTAACTTATTATATTCGAATCCATGAATTTCTCTTTCAGCATCATAAGGAAAACAAATGAATGAAAACTTTGAAATGTATTTGGACAAGTTATTCAAAACTTTATCATGAGTGAAGTATCCTGGATGTACGGTATTAGTTAATCCACCATCAATCCAAAACATATATTCAGAATTAAACTGGTCCATTATTTTGGCATCATGTAACAAAAACATTTTTGACATGACCAAAGGATTGTAGTTTTCCAATCGACCTTGTGTAGATTCCTTTAACCATCCTGATAAATTATACCATTCAGGATTTGTTCTAATTTTTTGAATCAACGGAAAAAATTCAGAGTTAGTAAACCAACTAAGTGGTCGGGTAATAAATTGAGTATTTTCAGAATTTCTTCTTTCAAAAACAAATGATTTTAATTCTTCGTCTCCGAAAACAATTAAATTCTCTTCAACCTTTAATAGTTGTTCAAACTTATCTAAATAATGTTGGTATGACCTGCTCCAACCTTCAGTTAATTCACCTCTCCCAATGTCCCAAATACCTGTGACTAAAGTTATATTACTCATATATTTTATTAAATTCTTCTAATATTTTATAAAAACTTTTATTTTGTTGGAATAATTCTTCCGACGTTCCTCTTGGTGCGTTATCTCTACACCACCAAATGTCAAAATGTTTTCTTTCGAAAAGTTCTTTATGATTATAATACATAAGGGTCATGACATTCTCTTCATGTGGAATACCCTTATCTTCAGATATAATGTTTTGAATATAGTTTTCAAACAAAGTAACCATTTCGTCCCACTTACTTTTGTGACCACCAAAAAGTCCTCCGATTATATGTAATCCTCTATCGAATTCTTTATACCATTTTCTGTCTACAGTACCTGACCAAAAATTTCTATCGTTTTCTTTTCCGATAATCAAAAACTTATCTTTGGTTTCTTCGATAACATTTTTCAAAAATTCATTATTGAATAAGGAACTTTCATAATATCTTCTAACTAAACCATCGTGAGTCAAATATTTTAATGGAATCAAACCGCAGTGAGATAAACCAGCATCAATCCAATAATAATAGTCGTATGATTTATCTTCGTTCCACCACCAATGAAATTTTGAATATTGAATTTCTACACATCTATCAGACTTTTTGGTTTCGTCAATATTTTTATATTGATTAATTAAATCTCTGAATTTTGTTTGTGAAATATCAAATGTCTGAAATTTTAATTTTTCGGGGGAAATTTGATTTTCTTCATAAAAGAATTTAATTAGTGAATCTAATTCTCTATCTGAAGTGTAACACAAAAAATCTGCGTCTGTCATCTTAAGTAATGATAACAAACTATATCTATAATGACCTCCCCTGTTTGTTCTTCCACCAAACTCAGTTCCATATAAGTCACTATATATTGAAGTTATAAATTTAACTGACATAATAAAATTTATGATGTTCGTTTTTATCTTTCATTTCTTGGACTTTATACTGGTCCATAAATTCATTAGGTATTTTTCTTGGTGCCCACCTGTTCCAATTATATGTTTGCATATACCAATTGTTGTACATACCTTCCGATATATTAGAATAATTCGATTTCTGTGGAGCAATTGGTAATATTGGTGAATAACTTTGATGTTTTTGAACTATGAACTGATAGGTGTAATCATCTAAAGCAAAGTAATATTCTCCACTTGTAGTAAACGCGGTTTGCGAAATATCAAAAATTTTGTCATAAATTGACTCATCATAAATCACCATGTTAGCACCGTAAATCCCTCTACATTCTGGCGGAGCTTCAGGAGTATTCGTCATGTCAAACAATAACTCATATTTGCCACTAACATTTATGGGTCTATTTTGTGTTGGACCTAAATTAAACATTGCGAACTCCAAATCAGAACAAGTTCCTTCGATTTGTTCCAATAAATCCTTCGCATATGGCATAAACCCACAGTCATCTTCAATTAACATCACTCTTGGATATTTTCTTTCTTGAGCAATTTTAATAATTTCGAATGTGGATTTGGTAATACCCATGTATGAGTTTGTATCTACTGCAGAAAACCTCTCGAAATCCCAACCAATATATTCCATTTCTTTTGTAATGGATTCCATCCTGTCGGGTCTTCTATCCAAATTGATGACAAACTTTGGTATTTCAGAAAACTTCATTAACTAACGTGATTGTGATTTAATTGTCCTGTTAATCTATCACACCAACCTTTAGATTCTGAGTGAGGCCAAACGACCCAGTATGATGGTAACACTGTTGTAGGAAATTCTCTCCATACTTTACAATATTTATCAGGGTCTCTCATAAATCCAGCAATTTCATTTTTGTCGGCATCTTTTCGGTAAATAGTTTCATCATTTGGTCCGTGAAAGGCAACAACCCAAAAATCATAATCTTTTTCAGGAACACTTGAATATCCAACATCAATACAATGCTTATAGATAGTTGAGAAACTATTTTTCCATTCTTCCTCATCTTCAATCAGAGGACTTGGCGGATATTTTTTGTCTAAACAATGTTGGTCAACTGCTCTTTTTTCAAATAATAAACCTGAATATTTTTCATATTCTCTGAGTGTTCTAACTGTACCAAACCCATAAGGACCGTCATGTCCTTCTTGAGTTTCACCATCCATACCAAATAGTTTTCTATTTGTTAAGTGAGAATGTTTGTTTTTGTCTCCCCACGTCTTATCGTCATCCCACTGCTTGGTTCTACCTTTACGGGTATACTCATGGTATACAACAGGAATATGAGGGTGGAACAAGTCGTAACCCCATGTATATGCTCTTGCAGCAATTGAAATTTCTTCCCCGTGGAAATAGTATTCAGGATTGTGTTGTACTTCAGTTGAGAATTGTCCGAGTGTAAAACAGAAGTGTGCGGAATAGAATCTTGAGGTAACTGGTTTTGTCATTTCTCTCCAACCTGGAATTGTTTCAGGTAAAAAGAATACCGCTCCTTCAGGAATAAATCTATCGAATGCCATTCTCCATGCGTCTTGAGCTCGGCCTGCTGGATCGTTTTCAGGGTCAAATGAAGGAACATAGCCTGTTAACAAAGGTTTCTTATATCCATCTTTTTGTAATCCTTTAATCATCTTGATTAATACATCATCCCAATCCTTAATGAATCTCATGTGAGAGTCGATTTGCATGGTATATTCCTCTCCACCATAAAGTTGTTGTGTCAAATTTCTTGCCCAACAAACACCTTTGGATTCTTGATATGGAATGTCTAAGATTTTGAATCTTTTATCTTTTCTAAATTCATCTAAATTATCGAATCCGTCTGATTCACTATATTGTCTTGCGATACCAAATACCAAGTTGCTTGGTTTTTTTGCGTTCGCAATCATATCTTTAAGGGTTGGAACCAACTGTGGGTCTCTGTAAGATGCTATCTGAATAAAAATTTTCATGTGATTTATATTTTTACTATAAAATAAAAAAACCCTCCGTAAAGTGGAGGGTTTTTGAATATATAATTTTTTTTTAATTTTAAGTAGCTGTTGGAGTAGGGGTTGCTGTCGGAGTTTCTGTATTTGTTGGAGTTGGTGTTGGAGTTACAGCATCTGTTATTGTTACTACTAAAGTATCTGTTGATGAAAGTGGGGCTGCTCCAGAAGTTACTCCAATTGTTAAAGGTATTCCGATTGATGGATTTGAACTTAATAGAAATCCATTTAGAACAACTGTAAAACCAATATTTCCTGTACCTGAGACAGCTACTGATGGATTGTTGTTAGTAGTTCCGTGGTCTGCTGAAAAGGCCTGACCGCCAGTGAGAGGGAAGCTTCCCGTAGCATTTGTTAATGGGATAGGTCCTGATATATCAGAAAAACCTGTTATTTGTGCGCCTCCAATGGCATTGTTTACGAATACTGTGTTATATACTCTAGTTTCCGTTGGTGTTGGAGTTGGTGTTTGAGTTGGTGTTTCAGTATTGGTTGGAGTTTGAGTATTGGTTGGAGTTTGAGTATTGGTTGGTGTTGGAGTATTTGTTGGAGTTTCTGTATTAGTTGGAGTTTGAGTATTGGTTGGAGTTTGAGTATTGGTTGGTGTTGGAGTATTTGTTGGAGTCTCTGTATTAGTTGGAGTTGGAGTGTTTGTAGGAGTTTGAGTATTTGTAGGAGTTTGAGTATTTGTAGGAGTTTGAGTATTTGTTGGAGTGTTCGTTGGAGTTTCAGTATTAGTTGGGGTTGGTGTGTTAGTCGGAGTTGATGTGTTTGTTTGAGTTGGTGTATTAGTTGGAGTTTCAGTATTAGTTGGAGTCACGGTATTCGTAGGAGTATTCGTAGGAGTTTCACTTGGTGTTGGAGTATTAGTTTCAGTTGGTGTTGGAGTTAATCCCTCAGTCACACTTGGTGTTGGAGTTGATGTGTTTGTTGGAGTGTTCGTTGGAGTTACACTTGGTGTCGCAGTATGCGTTGGTGTTGGAGTATTTGTACTTGTTGCGGTCACACTTGTAGTTGGAGTAACAGTTTCCGTTGGTGTTGGAGTATTTGTGCTTGTTGCCGTCACACTTGTAGTTGGAGTAACAGTTTGCGTTGGTGTTGGAGTATTAGTTCCTGTTGCCGTCACACTTGGTGTTGGAGTTGGAGTTCCAGTATTAGTCGCAGTTACACTTGGCGTAGGAGTGTTAGTGGCAGTATTAGTTGGTGTTACAGTTGGAGATGGGGTTAAACTTGGCGATGGAGTCGGAGTATTAGTTGCCGAAATCGGTGGAAATGGACCCTCATCTATAAAAGATATTGATGACTTGAAAGCGGGTGCCACAGTATAGGTTCCACCAATAACCCAAATGTTTTTAGTTTGGTTTGGAAGTAATTCAACTTGATAATCCCACATTGAATCATCACATCTTCTATAACTAAAGTTAACTATTGTTGAACCCGTGTTCGTTAAAGTATATTTGCTACAAGCCATTTTTAGAAATATTTTATATTGATAAATAGATTATAATGGAGGAAATACTCCATCGTCAGTTAAACTTATATTTTGTTTGAAAGATGGTGCCACCGTATAAGTTCCGGTTAATACCCAAATATTTTTCGTTTGATTCGGGGATAGTTCAACTTGATAATCCCATAAATTGTCGTCGCATCGTTGATAACTGAAATTAACTATTGTCGATCCAGTATTTGTTAAAGTATATTTACTACATGCCATCTTTATTATTCTTTAATTAATAAATACCACGAATTATCGCATTTTATTTTTTAATTTTTTATTAATTTAGATTAATCCATATTTAGGTAGGAGTAACCGTTGGAGTGTTTGTTGGAGTCTCAGTCGGAGTAAGGGTTGGTGTTGCAGTATTTGTTGGAGATACTGTCGGAGTTGGTGTTGGCCCTGGAATAGTTATGGGGTAATTGGTTGCATATGTCGGTACATAACAATTATAAGTCCCCCAATAATAATCTGAAATATATTCGAAAGGAAATACTTGAGTACCCAAATCAATAGTTCCTCCTGATTCAGGATGAAATGTTACATTTGTTGTTTGACCACTCAAATTTTGACTCAATATTCTTACACCTATTGCCATATCTTAAATACCCCAAAAAAATTATTCAATTAACATATTCCTGTATTAATTATTAAAGTACCACTTAGTTGTACAAATTTCGCTCCATCTGAAATTGTGAATTTACCACCGACTGGAGGTATTGTCAATTCTCTATTTCCATAAACATGGTCTCCAACTTCCAAAGTGTCGAATGGCTTTGTTGTGAATATTTTAACATTTGCAGGATTGGCAATCATATTAACAGATTGACAAACATCTTGATACCAACCTCCGCCTCTTAAGTTTCTTTCATAAATTGGTGATGGTGTATTTGATGGGGTTGCGGTATTTGTAGGAGTTGGAGTTTGGGTCGTTGGTGTGGCCGATAAACTTACTGTTGGAGTTACTGTTGGAGTTACTGTGGGAGTTGGAGTTGTACTTGGACACAATCCCATGTTTACAATATCCAATGGACCACTATAACTTTCTTTTACTAATTCTTGAGCACAAACATATTGAGTGTCTAATGGAGATATACTTGAAACACTGATAATACCAGTACATCCTGTAAATCTATAATAACCGTCTTCAACGCTGTTATAATTTGTTATTCGATATTGATTACAAGCACTCATTTTTTATAGTCCGTATTTAGATTTGTCTATGTTAAGATATTTTCAAATATCCATAATCAACCGTAACGTTTGAACCTGTATTGTTTTGAATACCGAATACAAATGTATTAGTTGTTGTACCTACAGCTGGTGAAGCGGTGGATATTGCACCTGCGGTTCCTATAATCTGTACAGGTATGCTTGTAAACAATATTGGACTACCCCCACCAGTATAATTCCATGCATACTGAACACCGATTACGGGTACATTAAGATTACTTACACTTACTGTAGCATTATAAACTATTATACCATTTGGTATATTTCCCTGAACCCATAAGTTATATGTGTTTCTGTCAGCAACTGTAAAACTGTAGTTATTAGTTCCTGGTGTCACCGTCCAACTACCTGTAAAACCAGATAAACCTGAAATTCCCGAAGTTCCATTTGTTCCTGAAGAACCTGAACTACCGCTCGTACCTGAAGAACCAGATGTACCTGAAGTTCCATTTATACCAGAAGTTCCGCTTGAACCACTTGTTCCATTTATACCAGAAGTTCCACTTGTTCCGTCAGTTCCGTCAACACCACTTATTCCACTTGTTCCAGAAATACCTGATGTTCCTGATGTCCCGTTTATACCAGAAGTTCCACTTGTACCAGAGATTCCTGAAGTTCCTGAGGTACCACTCACTCCAGAGGTTCCACTTGTTCCTGAAACACCTGAAGTTCCAGATGTACCATCCGTACCAGATGTTCCGCTAGTACCTGTTGCTCCTGAAAATTGCTCGGTTAAGGCTGAAAAATATATTTTATTGGTTATTCCTGATGGGTCTACATCATAATTAACAATCGCCATCCAAGACTCTGGTTGTCCTGATGTTGCTAATGGTAATTGGGATATCGGTAAATTTGGCATTTTCTTTTTATTTTATAAATATGTTTTTATAGTCCGTATTTGGATTTATCTGCATTGAAGTTTTGTAATACTTGTGATGAGGTTAATGATGTATCATACATTCTTATTATTCCAACAGTTCCTTTGAATGGAACTTGTAATCCTCCAGTACCTGCCGCAACTCTACCTGCAATACCAACAGGACTTGTATTACTTACTTGTCCAACACCAATTAAACTTGTAGTTCCGCCAGATACACCATTTCTATAAACTGTTAGAGTTTTACCAACAAAATCGAATACCGCAACTATTTGTCTCCAAGTATTCACAGGGAAACCTGTTACACTGACTTGAGGGAAGTTAGTTCCGTCAAAAGCGGCAACTAACATACTACTCGCACCTTCGTTAAATCTAATAGTATAAGGGTATCTTGCTTCGTTATTTAAGTTCCATTTTTCTAATAATTCAGCTTCACCTGAGTTTGGTTGACCGTTAGCAGGGTTGAACCATACCTCGACAGTATATTGTTGAGAATTTGTAAAGTTTGTCACCCCATTAACACTCGGTATTCTACCGAAAGATGATGTTCCGTTGAATGTGAATCCACTTGATACGTTATAGGTTGGACTACCTGATAGTGTTGCGTCAGTTGTTCCAACTGAAGTATCCCAAACAGTACCAGACCCAACGTAACTACTTGGTTGTAAATAAAGTTGTAAGTTGGTAGATACAATATTTGGTGTTGCGGATGGTGTTGGAGTATTAGTATTAGTTGGAGTTACAGTTGGTGTTGCTGTCCTAGTTGGTGTAACCGTTGGAGTACTTGTTGTTGTTGGTGTTGAGGTCGGTTCCACAAAATTTGGAGATAAAAAATTATACATTTGATTTATCTCAGAGAAACTTAATTTTCTATTGTAGAAATATAAATTTGCTAAATATCCAAATGGTTGCCCCGCAAGAAGGTTATTACCCCACATTACGTGAGTGTCCCCACCCGCACCAAAAGCAACCGTTCCAACTTGAGTTCCATTAATATAGAAAATACTTGACGTATTGTCTCCGACTACAGCATATTGTACCCACACTTCTTCAACCGATGTAACGTCATACCCTGAATCTCGGAATACTGTATTATAGTAACCTAAATTATCGGTTCCTTGTTCTACTAAAATTGGCAAATTATTGTTTGTTCTTAATAAAGACCTCCACCCAATTGAACTTGGAATAATTCTTGCCCAAGTTACATATGTATACCCTGTAGTTGGTAGAGATGGTCCTGTACTACTAACCTGAATTGACTCAGTACCAGTACTACAATCAAAACATTTAATACCGTTTAGAGTTGTGAAAGTTGCCCCACCCGATAAAGTATTATTGAATGATCCTGTTAAATCAAAAATTGTCGTACCTGAACCAGGGTAACTATCGGTTTTATTAGCATCTAATTGCATAATAAGCCCCGAAGTTACTATATTAGGTGTTGGAGTTACTGTTGGAGTATTAGTCGGAGTTGATGTATTAGTCGGAGTTACAGTTGGTGTTGCGGTATTTGTTGCGGTTGGAGTAGGTGATACTGATGACCCTTCAATTGTCATTACGATTGAACTTGAATTTGCACCTGAGCCCCACGCCCATGTGTATGTTCCAGGTGTTAGCCCCATACTTGCAATTGTTGCTCCTGGATAGGTTGCAGTTCCACTAATAACTGTATTTGATGTATATCCTGAAGGGACCATTACTAAACGTCCACTTACACCACCAGGAAAAATACCAAATGTTGAACCTGAAGATGTTGGGGTTGGAACAACAAGGTTGCTTCCAAAAGTGGTTGAGTAACCTGTTAACGATGCACCCCCATATCTCTGAACTGTCGTGGTTGGACCGATTGCCCAAATGCCAGAAAGTGCAGCAAACGCTGACCCATTACTTCCACTACCAACTAAAGATAGAGCCGTTAAATTAAAACTACCTGAACCACTCCATACAACATCAGGTCCTACTTGAGAAACTGATACTGTGAAGATACTAGTTGCCGCTGATGTAGGTGTTGGAGTATTTGTTGGGGTTACAGTTGGTGTTACGGTATTTGTTGGGGTCGGTGTATTCGTGTTAGTAGGGGTTACAGTTGGAGTACTTGTTGTTGTTGGTGTTGGTGTCGGTTCCAAAAATCTTGTGTAAGTGTCATTGTAACTTTGAAGAATGTCCGATGATGATAATGCTGTATTATAAATTTTTACAATTGCCAAATCACCATCAACAAGATTATTTGAGATTAAAGTTTCATCCCATCTTCTCATCAGTCTTATTTCACCACCTGATTGTGAAGCCACTGATGTAGTTAATGTTCCACCAGATGCCACCCCATTAACATATTGTCTCACTGTCGTACCATCATATGTACCAACAACTTGGTACCAACTACCCACAACAGGAACAAATCCTGAAGTTGTTTTCCATCCACCATTACTGAGATTATAAAATCCTACTGCTAGATTAGAATTAGTTGGCATGTTATTCGTACCAATACTAAAATTCAAAACTGAGTTGTTAAATTGGTTTGAAACTATTGACGAAACTTTACCTGTCAATGAAGTTGTTAATCTAAACCATGCCTCAACAGTCCAATTAGATAAAGTTCCAATATCAGGTATTGTACCATATTCTAAAGACACATCATCAAATTGTAATATTCCGTCATAAGAAGATGAATATGTTGGTGAATTAAATAATGTAGCATTATTTGCTGTTCCCGCTAAATCAAACCATGTACTACCTGTACCAGGATAAGATGTTAAATTTCCTGAATCAAGATTAATTAATAACCCCGCAGGTTGTGTTGATGTTGGCGTTGTTGTTGGGGTGTTAGTATTAGTTGGAGTTGATGTGTTAGTTGGTGTACTTGTTTGTGTCGGAGTTCCGGTCGCCGTATTTGTCGGAGTTTGTGTTGATGTGTTAGTTGGTGTTGGAGTTTCGGTATTAGTTGGTGTTGGAGTAGGCGTTGGTGTAGGAGTTGAAGTCGGATTTCCAACCTCAATATAAATCCCAAACCCATCCTCTTGAAGAATCATAAAATAATCTTCTTGTAATAAGAACCCTTCGTCCGGCAATGTCGGTGTTGGAGTTGATGTTTGTGTTGGAGTTTGTGTTTCTGTTGGAGTTGGTGTCAAACCAGCCGTAACAGTTGAAGTTGGAGTTACAGTTGGCGTTTCTGTAGATGTTGGAGTGTTAGTAGGTGTTTCACTTGGAGTATTTGTCGGAGTACTTGTTGCCGTTTCTGTGTTGGTCGGTGTATTAGTTGGAGTTTCAGTAGGTGTTGGAGTTTGAGTTTCTGTGGCAGTTGGTGTTAGTCCTACAGTCGCAGTTGTTGATGGAGTAGGAGTTTGTGAAGAAGTATTAGTTGGAGTCACCGTTTGTGTCGGAGTCTCAGTAGGTGTTTGTGTTTGAGTCTCAGTCGGTGTAGTTGTAACTGTAGGTGTAGGAGTTTGTGTTGGAGTAGGAGTAGGTGTGGCTTGAATCAATTCATAAGTTAAATCATTACTTGGAACGATTATAGCACAATCAGGACATTCAGGATTTAATAATGTATATTTATTTTTTAGTATTCTAAAATTGTGTTTTACCTGAGAAGCGTTTAGTGGTTCAACATACATCCTGAACGCACTAATATCTCCAATCATACTACCACCAAAATATTCTTCTAACTTAATATGTGTAGTTAATCCTGAATATATTGTGTTATCTAAATCATGAGTTGTTAAACATTCAGGGTCTTGCTGATAAGTAATTCCACTAATAGACTCAGGACACCCTCCCGAGAATGTTAGATTATCTTTTAGCCCCTGAGTTCCTCCACCCAAAGAAATATTGTATCCAACACCAATTTGTTTTTCTTTTTGAACATCTAATAGTCTTGGTATGATTTCTTCAAAGTTTTCGGCGACCATGAATAGTTTACCGTTAACGAATATCTTTAGTGTCCCTAATCTATATTTCTTTTCTTCAGTCCAATTGTCATTGAATGTTACAATTTCAGTTGTTGCCGGATCGTAAGGTAATTCATGAGTAAGAGGTGGTTCAATCAAACTGACACTATTATTGGCAGGTGTGGCGGTATAAATTGTATCCACAAGAAGACCTAATCCTCCCTTTTCATAAAGGTCACATGTGTCCAACCACTGATTTCTTTGGAACACGGCATCAATTTGAACCCAATGTTCCACATTAATATATGGTGTATTTTTACATTCATCGAAAATACCTCTAGTTGAACACCATTCAGTTACTGAGGTTCCTGTTTGATATGTTAGTCCTGTCAAACAAGTACCACTTGTTTCACAACCACCAGTAATTCTATATGTCTTGATACAAACTCTTGGGTTACCTGTGTCTCCACTCAACCTTATCGATAATCCATTTGATACACCATCATATAATGGATCTTTTTCAGGATATTGTGCGTTGACTTGGCATTCACAACTACATCCACACGAACAATTTTTTGATGTCCCACCTGAAATCTGATACACTTCAAGACAATCAGATGAGGTATTAGCGGAACTAGCACATCCACAAGTATGCATACAAGTTAATCCTGAGGTTACTCTTGTATATCCCGTATCTTGTTTTGGTTCACCATCGGCATAATGATAAAATTTGTTTTCAGCCCGAGAACCCATATAAAAGAATGTACCTTTATTATTCGGATATCGATTGTTAAGTCCGACACTTGTATCTCCTGTCCATCGGTATCTTAACATGAACTCGGCAGTCCATCCTAACGGAACTCTTTGTGGGAAAATTTGATAGTCATATCCTGGTATTTTGTAAAACCCTTGAAAAAATCCTCCATCCAATCGGGCAAAATATCCAACTGTACCACCATCAGTTGCGTAATTCAAATCGTAACTATACGAGTTATCATTCCACAATCTATTTTGTGTTGTAGTAAATCCTGTTATAGGATGAAGTTTCATTCTCCTATCGTATTTGTATCTACTATATTTGTCTGTGTTGTTTGTATAAAGTCCTGTTGTGATTTGTATTGTCTCTCCTGACATTTTTTTAACCAAACCATTATCAATACCCGTCAAACCTACATCACATAAGTCAGTTACTTTTGGACAAAAGTTAGGATCGATGTCCTCAGGATTCCAATAATTTTCAGAAACAATTACATCATTATCAAAAGTACAGGAACCTGATTGGCATATCGTTGTACCCGTACTATTGAAATCGAATTTGAATGGCATTCTATTTCCATCATCTTCACCTATTAATAATGGTGAAAAAATTACCTCCTGGTCATAGTCCTTCTCGTCTGATGCTAAACAGATATCGGTAATTTCATTGACAGGTCTAATCCCCCAACGTCTAAAATTATACTGATTAATATTTTGATATGCCATAAACTAATGATAAATACCTTATGTCATAGTATTTATAGATAAAAACTGCGATATGATTCCTGTAGATACTGAATTTTTTTCATCACCTTATTATTTTCTTATGAGAGATAAGGGAGATAAGTATTCCTTATATTTCTCTGTTGAGAATACTTTGACCGAAGCGCGTAAAAAAGATGAGGTCGTTCACTTCTCAAAAGAAAAGGGTGATAAGGTGAAAAAACATTTGAAAAAAGTTACAAAAGAAAAGAAAATCAAAGACACAAAAACTTTGAAAACTGATTTAGAGGAATTGGTAAATTCTGATGGAAGCATGTCAAATTCTAAAATTCCAATTTTAGATCCAAGATTACATCCAAGAAAAACTATGGACCAAACAGTAGCGGCGTCTAGAATTACAAACGATCCAATTTCTCGTGGATACCGAACTTATTATGGTGAGGGAGAAGTGAAAGAAATAGATATGTCAGGAGCATTTGGTTATGAGGAAACCAAAGATATGGATGGATGTGAAACTTACAAATATTTTGTAGAAGAATTAGGAATGGAAAAAGATGATGCCAAAGAACGAGTATCACAACAAGGTAAAGATTGGACGTGTAAAAAAGATGAAAAGTCAGAATATTCTGACGATCCAAATTTTATAACAAGAGCAACTCTTTCCGAAATACAAAAACAAAAGGCAATCAAAGTTGTGGAAGATATGTTGGCGAAGAAAAAAGATTCAGGTTCGGCAGATGTTGGAAAAAAAGAAACTGAAAGTTTATCTCCAGTTTTGAAAAAAAATCTTCAGTCATTAATTAAACAAGCTCAAAAGCACGGGTTTTCAAAAAAAGATTTAATAAAAATAATTCAAGGTGAATAACGATTTATATAATTCGGCCAAAGGTGAGATTGAATTTCCATCTACTATGAGGGACCATATGAAAAAATGTTTCCACATGGTAAAAAATGCCGATGAAAATACTGAGGGATTTAACAGAAACAAAGAATTACAAGACAAAAATTTTATAGAGTACAAACAATTAAAAAGAATAAAAAACTTTTTTGATAATTTTATCGGAAATCATAAAGAACCGTCATTCATTTTGAATGGTGGTGTTGAAATGAAAAATTGGGTTAACAATGAGTTAAGGAAAATGAGGGACTATACCAAAATGACCAAGACAAATAAAATGAATGCAGGAATGCAGAATCAATTCATTAAACCTCATGAAAAAAAGAATTTCAACAATGTTAGACAATCTCAACAACACACTAAAAATGTTGAAAGGTTTGATGAGTCCGTAACTGAAAGTCTTAAAAGAATAAACGAAATAATGAAACAATTATAATTATGGGAAACGAACTCGCAATCGATTTATCTCAAGATATCCCAAATGCGTTGACAGCAATTGGCGATGTAGAAAGAGCAAAACTAATACCTAAAAATGATTTTAACGCAGTTGGTAACGAATATTCTGTCGTTAACAGAGATGCTATCGCTGATGGTGATTCTATGGGTAGAGGTACTGGTACATTCTTGGATGTCTACAACGTAAATGCAGGAACAATTACTGATGTAGTTGAAAGAAAAAATGAAATAAAAATAAATAAATTCAATTCGTCAAAAACTTACCCTAACTTTTAATGAAATTACAAGAAACACTTAAAGGTTTAATTTGTGAAATCGCTTCTGTCGATAGCGTCGTTAACGCTATTAAAAACAAACAGAAAGTGATTATCTATTACGATGGTGATGAGCCAGGTGGTAGAGGGCTTAGACAAATTGAACCTGTGTGTTTAGGTACAAGTAAAGCAGGAAATAAAGTATTACGAGCGTGGGATGAAGAAGGTTCATCTCACACAGCCTACAAAGGAGAACAACCTTTACCAGGGTGGAGACTTTTTAGATTAGATAAATTACTATCCCTGAAACCAAGTGGAGAAAATTTTACAGAAATGAGACCTAATTTTAATCCAAATGGTGACAAAAGTATGACTTCGATTATTATTATAGCAAAATTCTAATTATGGACCAATTAATGCAAAAACTTATGATTTCTAAAGCCATCATGGATAAGACCGATGGTATCAAAAGAATCGATAATAGAGAGATGAATTCTCCATCAAATATGGTGGAATCATTTAATATGCCACAAGCAAAATACAATATTCCTCAAGAATACCTGCAGGAACAACCATCTCAACAAATGAGTCAGCCGTATTTATCATCTTTACCTGTTGAAAATACTAAGCCGGTTGGTGTCCCTACTATAGATGCTATTAAAAATTCAAGGCTTCCAGATGAGATTAAGAAACTCATGATGGAGCATCCAATTTCTCAACCTCAACAGGCTAACCCAACATTATCAAACGATTTAGTAGAACGTGCTTCAAGATTAATGAAAGAAAATCCTGGAAGCTATGTGCCTGAGTCAGCAAAATCCAAACCACAAACACAATCTACTCAACCTTCTCCGGTAACAAATATTGACTATAAATTGTTACAGAAAATGATTAATGAGGCGGTTAATGGCGCATTAAAAGAAAACGGATTGTTAGTTGAATCTACCGACAAAACAAATGAGTTATTCAGTTTCAAAGTTGGTAAACACATATTTGAAGGTAAAGTAACGAAGATTAAAAAGTTATCTTAACCACTTTTCTTATTAGAGATTAAAACTTATACTTTGAAGTATATTCTAAATTTATGTCAAAAGTTAAAGTTTTAGTAGTCCCTTCAGACCGATCTGGTGTTGGTAAATTCCGTTCGGTTGACCCTCACATTTTTCTTCAAAATCAATATCCTGATGAATTTCACGTTGATATCGTCTATGATACACCATATGATGATATTAATTTTTGGACACAATACCAAATAGTGGCATTTCACAGAAGTATTGGCCCTGATTTCGATAGAGCAAATAGACTAATCCAAATGTTGAACTCATTAGGAGTTGTCACAGTTTGCGATATTGATGACTATTGGATGCCAGGTAAAGAGCACCCTATCCACGATATTATTCGTGTCAATAAAATTAATGAAAAGATTGTTGATAACCTTAAGGTTGCCAAATTCGTAACCACAACTACGGAAATATTTGCGGACGAAATCCGTAAATACAATAAAAATGTAATTGTATTTCCAAATGCGATTAATCCAAATGAACCTCAATTCAAAGAAAAAACTGAAGAATCAGATAAAGTAAGAGTTGGTTGGCTAGGTGGTTCATCCCACCTACACGATCTTCAATTACTTGATTCAGGATTTTCAAAAATCTTACCCCTTAAAGATAAAGTACAATATGTATTGTGTGGATTCGATACAAGAGGTTCCGTAACTGAAATAAATGCTCAAACAGGTGAACAAACCAAAAGAAATATTCTACCTGCAGAAACCGTATGGGCACAATATGAAAAGATATTCACTCAAAACTATAAAATAGTTTCTGAAGGTTACAAAAATCATCTACTAAAATATACTCAAGAAGAATATTCTGAGGGTAAAGATGAATCATATCTCAGAGTATGGACAAAACCTGTTACAGGTTATGCTAAAAATTACTCCAAGTTTGATATTTCTTTGTCCCCAATTAAAAACACAATGTTTAATAGAATGAAATCTCAGTTGAAGGTAATTGAGGCTGGTTTCTATAAAAAGGCAATCATCGCATCTAACATTGGTCCTTATACTATCGATTTGAAACATTGTTTAGACAATGGAAATTTTGTTGACGGAAATGCAATTTTAGTTAACGAATCAAGAAACCACGCAGACTGGGCTAAGTTCATTGAGAAATTAGTTAAAAATCCAAATCTTATTAAAGATATGGGTGAAAGGTTATATGAAACAGTTAAAGACAAGTATGACTTGAAGAATGTTACAAACGATAGAAGACAATTTTATATAGATATTGCGAATAAATCATGATTAACATTCCATTAGAAAAATTACTTTTTATTGATATTGAAACCGTAGGAATACAACCTGATTGGGAGTCATTAAAGAAATCCAATCTTGAACTTTCTTTTGTGTTTGAAAATTATATCGATTGGTTTCAAAAAAGATTCCCTGAGGACGCAGATAAACCCGTTGGGCAAATGTTTGTCAATAGAGCGGCATTAGTTCCTGAGTTTGCAAGAATCGCTTGTGTGAGTGTTGCCTTTGTAACCGATAAGGGTGAAACAAAGGTGCAATCATTCAGTAACGAAAATGAGAAAGATTTGTTACAAGATGTTCAAAAACTATTACGTAGAGTTGGTGAATTAGGATTTTTCTTGTGTGGGCATAACGTCAAGGGATTTGATATTCCAATGTTAGCAAAACGAATGATTATCAACGGTTTGTTACCGCCAAAGATATTACCTGGCCATGATACAAAACCATGGGAGATTAAGGCGTTAGATACGAAAGAATTGTGGCAATATGGTGGATACGGAACAATTGCGTCTTTGGAATTGATGTGTGTTTCTATGGGAGTTGAATCTTCAAAAAATATGGAGATTACAGGAAATAAAGTTCATGAAGCATATTGGACAAATAAAGACATCAAAGGTATCGTAGAATACTGTGAAAAAGATGTATTAGTATTAATTGATGTTATAAAAAAAATTACAACTTTAGTATAATGGAGAAATCAAATAATAACTTCGACCAAGATATTTGGAAACAAATTCAAGAAACATTCAATCAAATAAAAGAAGATACAGGAGTTGAACCTGAAGAAAATTATATTAAAGAATTGGAGGACCTATTGGGAATGTCAGTTGATGAAATGAACGAAAGTCATATGGAAATGTTGAAAACCAGATCGATTGGTGTCCAACTAGTTCATGATGACGCAAAAATACCATCATATGCTTATGCTTCTGATTCTGGATTTGATTTACGTTCAACAATAGAAATTAACATCCCCCCATTCGGAAGAGCTTTAGTGCCAACTGGTTTAGTATTGTCTATTCCTGAAGAATATGAAATACAAATAAGACCTAAAAGTGGATTAGCTCTCAATCAAGGGATAACCGTATTAAATACTCCTGGCACAGTTGATTCAGGATACGTTGGTGAGATTAAAGTTATTTTGTTTAACACTAATAATGAAACTGTTACAATCTCAAAAGGAATGAAAATTGCTCAAGCGGTTTTGTGTCCTGTGATGTGCGGAAGATATGTTTCATTCGAATTAACTAATAAAGTTGATGATAAAGATAGAGGTAGTAATGGTTTTGGAAGTACAGGATTATGATTACAGTAGGTTATTCAACAAGAGAAAGTAAACCTGAGTTTATTGAGTATCTTAAAAAAAGTTCAGGATTCAAAAAACTTGAAGTTATTGAAAAAGTTAATAACGGTGGAAAATCATTATCTCAAGTTTACAATGAAATATTATCAGAGGCAAAAACTGATATAGTTTTACTTTGCCATGATGACATATATTTTGATACCCCCGCTTGGTATCCTAAACTTCTTAAACATTTTGAAAAAACTGATTTTGGTATTATCGGAATGGCGGGTACTACAATTATGCCCGATACTGGAATGTGGTGGGAAAATCGAAAAAAGATGGTTGGAATTGTCAATCATGAAAAAGATGGAAAAAAGTGGGAATCAAAGTATGCCGACGCAGTAGGTAATACTGTACATGAAACTGTAGTTGTAGATGGATTATTTATCGCAGTTCATAAGAAGAGAATTAAAAAACAATTTAATGAAGATTTTAAGGGGTTCCATTTCTATGATATCCCTTTTTGTTTAGAGAATCATTTGGAAGGAGTTAAAGTAGGTGTCATTACAAACATTAGAATGACTCATAAATCGATTGGTCAAACTAATCAACAATGGGAAGATAACCGAAAATTATTCGTTGAGAAATACAAATCTCATCTTCCTATTAAATTACCCTTCGATTCAAACAAAAAAATCAAAGTATTAATTAGTTGTCTTTTTTTCAGAACATTCACAGGTTCGGAATTATATGTTTATGAATTGGCAAAAAATTTAATAAAACAAAATTGTGATGTGACAGTATTGTCCCAAATAGGAGGACCACTTACTGAGTTAGCTAAAAAACAAGGAATCAAATGTTTACCATTTGAACAATCTCCAGGATTCAAATTAGGAGATGGTAAGTGGGGATTTACTACTGAAAATGGATTTCAACCGTCTCAACCAAATGTCATGTATCGTGTTGGAGAAGTAAACTTTGATGTAATACACATGCAACATAAACCAGTTGCAGAAAGAATGATACAGTTTTATCCTGAAATAGATAAAATATATTCAATCCATTCTGAAGTAATTGAATTAGAGGATCCAATCAAACACGAATCAATTAAAAAGTATATCGCAATAAGACCTGAGATAAAAGATTATATTATAAATAAATTCGAAATAGATGAAAACTTGATTGAAGTTATCTATAACCCTATAGATAATGAAAAATTCAAGTCCAAATCAATTAAAGAAGAAAACTATATACTATTTGTTGGAACCATAGATTATCTAAGAAAAGAGGCAATAATGGATTTAATTGACTATACTTCGGAAATAGGAAAAGAACTTTGGATAGTTGGAGAAGACAAATCAAATTACTTACCAGCAATATTAACAAATTCACATGTAAAACATTTTCCTCCTACATGGAACGTTGAACCTTATGTTCAAAAATGTTCCGAGACAGCAGGTATTCAATTAGGGCGTACGACAATCGAAGGATGGATGTGTGGAAAACCAAGTTGGATATACAAAGTAGATTCAGGTGGATTCATTTTGTCTAAAGAAAAATTCAACCCTCCATCCGATATTGAAAAATATTATGCGTCTAATGTTACATCACAAATAAAAGAGGAGTATAAAAAAATATTATAATGAATAGAATTATTGATTATGAAAATCTGTCAGATAAAATCAAAGAATGGATTTTATCTTACACAGTAAAAAACAAAATCACTACTTTAGTTGTAGGGGTTTCAGGTGGTATCGATTCGGCGGTTGTTTCAACTTTGTGTGCTGAAACAGGACTACCGACTTTAGTAATTGGTATGCCATTAAACTCAGCTGAGTGTAACACGGAATTGTCGAACAAACAAATTGACTTTTTGAAATCAAAATATAGTAACGTAAATGGTTATACTATCGATTTGTCCAAAACTTTTCAGGAATTCAAATCTAATGTACTGTTTGAAAAAGAATTCAACTCCGAATTGGGATTCGCAAATACTAAGTCAAGATTACGTATGATAACTTTATATCAAATCGCAGCGTCAAGAAATGGTATTGTTGTAGGAACTGGAAATAAAGTAGAAGATTTTGGAGTCGGATTTTACACAAAATACGGTGATGGTGGTGTTGATATTTCTCCAATCGCAGATTTATATAAAACAGAAGTTAGAAATTTAGGTCGTCATTTGGGAGTAATTGAGGAAATTATTAACGCAGAACCTACTGATGGATTATGGGAAGATAATAGAGTAGATGAAGACCAAATTGGGGCAACGTATGAGGAACTAGAATGGGCAATGGAGAAAGGTATTAGTAAACAAAATTATAGTGAGAAAGAATACAAAATTATTGAAACTTTTCTAAACTTTAACAGAAAAAATAAACATAAAATGGTTTCCATACCAATTTTTGATTTGAAAGAAAACGAAATTATATGAAAATAGGTATCATAGGAGCTGGAAGATTAGGTCTTACATTTGCTCTACTATGTGAAAAAGCGGGATATGAAGTTATAGTATCTGATAAACGTGAAGATTATGTCTATAACTTGAATCATGGGATTTGTGACACAAACGAACCATTGATTCAAAAAATGTTATTTGAAGTTAACAATTTCAGTGCTACAACAAGTAACGTCGAAATAATTGAAAACACAGATATTATATTTACCTTTGTGGCAACTCCATCCACAACTGACGGAAGTTATGACACCTCTGCGGTTTTCGAAGTGGCAAATGACTTTTTCACGGCATCAAAGATGGAAATTTCCATTTTCAATAAAAAATTTATTGTTGGTTGTACTACAAATCCCGGTGATGTTGAACAAATTCAAAATAAACTTTCAATGTTTAGTATTCAAGTCGCATACAATCCTGAGTTCATTGCTCAAGGAGAAATTGTTAAAGGTCTCGAACAATCAGATATAGTTTTGATTGGAACTGAGTATCAAGAATTGGCGAATGAATTAGTTCAGATATACAATAAAATACAAACTACTCCGGTACACGCCCACATAATGTCCCCTAAAGCTGCGGAAATTACTAAGATTGGTATAAATTGTTTTTTGACTACCAAAATTAGTTATGCCAACATGATGGGAGATATTTTAACAAAATCAAATTTAGGTAACGAAATCGATGTTGTTTTGAATGCTATAGGTGGTGATACTCGTGTTGGAAAAAAATACATGAAATATGGATTCGGATTTGGAGGGCCATGTTTGCCAAGAGATAATAGAGCTTTGGGTCACTATGCCAACGAACTTGGATTGAAGTTGAATCTTCCACTTACAGTGGATGAGTTTAATAAAGAACACGCTGAGTTTATTAAGAATTTTTTCATCAAACAAAATCCTGACAAAACGATACCTTTTGTTATGAATTACGTAACATATAAAAGAGGAACTGATATATTAGAAGAGTCACAACAATTCAAATTATGTTTGGACTTATTGGAAGAAGGGTATTATGTTAACGTAATTGAAATCGACCCCGTTATTAAACAACTATCAGATTTGAGTGAACAATATAATAACAGATTAAAATTTTATAAACCAGGAACAACACCAGAAGGGTTCGTAATTAACCTACAATGATAAAATTCGTAGTTTGCGTTTGGAACGCTGAAAAATATATTAGTAATTGTATAAAAACTTTGAAGTCCCAAAAAGATATGGATTTCAAAGTTTTTATCATTGATGACGTTTCGACAGATGGTACAGTCGAAATCACTAAAAAGTTAATCGAAAATGACAATCGATTTGAATTGATAGTCAACTCTGAAAAAAAATTCAAACTTAAAAATTTAGATGAGTTAATTACCAATTTCGATGATGATGATATTGTTATCGAGCTAGATGGAGATGATTTTTTACTCAACACAGATGTTGTTTCTGATATCCGTAAAATTTATTCCGATGGTAAAGTTTGGTTGACTAATGGGTCTTTTATGTATTCCAATGGTAATCCAGGTTTTTCAAGTAAATGTAATCCTGAAACAGTCCGTAAGGATGTTTTCAGATTTTCACACCTAAGAACATGGAAAACCTTTTTGTGGAAATCAATTCCAAAAAATTATCTTACAGATGATAATGGAGAATATTTCAAATCTGCAGCGGACGTGGCATATACTTTCTCTCTGCTTGAATTGGCAGGTGAAGAAAATTATAGATTTTTGCCTAAATTATATTACGTTTATAATGAGCAGTCACCATACAATGACCATAAACCAGGAAGTGCCACTGGTGGTGGACTCCCCGAACAAGAAAGATGTTCAAACATAATACGTAATAAACCAAAATTAAATAAATTAATTAGATGAGTAATTTAATATCATGTAATTTGATGGGTGGATTGGGAAATCAAATTTTTCAAGCGGCACATGCTATCGCCCAAGGAATTACACATAATCGAGAAGTAGTTTTTGTACCTAGATCTTGGACTCCGATGCAGGGTAGACAAACCGAAAACTATCTTAATAATATTTTTCGTAATTTGAAATTCGTTGACAATATAGATGGATTCGAAAAAGTAATGGAAGGACCTTGGGAGTTTAGTGAAGTGTTCGTGAAAAATCATGACACAGTATTTGATGGATACTTTCAAAGTTCTAAAAACTTTTTTGGACATGATGACAGAATTAGAAACATTTTCTCTCCAACTGAAGAATTCGTAACTGAAATGATGGATAAACATCCTGAATTAAAACAAGAAAACACCTTGTCAGTTCACATCCGAAGAGGTGATTGCTTTATGAATCCTGACATCCACCCTATCGCAACTGAAAAATATATTGAGAAAGCATTGAAAGAAATTGGTGAATATTCTCACGTTTTTGTTTTTAGTGATGATAAGAATTGGGTGAAAGAAAATCTCAAGTTCGAAAATGTAACTTACGTTGAAGATGAAGATTACAGAGAAATGTGGTTAATGTCTTTATGTAAAAATAACATTATTGTAAATTCTACTTTTTCTTGGTGGGGTAGTTTCTTGAATAAAAATCCAAATAAAAAAATAGTCGCTCCATCAATTTGGTTCGGTCCAAGAGGACCTAGAAATTATAAAGATATTTATGAACCATATTGGACAGTAATTGAAGTAAAATACGAAGACGGATGGTTAAATTAAATATGTTATCAAGAAACTTTGCCCATGACAAAGGATCTACCGCAAACAAAGCTCCACAGTTAATTGAATGGTGCTTTAACAGTTATGACAATCCAATCTCAGTTTATTTGGATAATGACTTATTCAAAGGTATCGAAGACCACAAAGTTGATAATGGTACCAAGAAAAAGTTTCTTTGGGTTATTGAATCTAGAAAATTTGATGGTGGGGCAATCGATAATATAAAATCGAACTTGGATGATGTCCTTAATACATTTGAACAAATTTGGACTCACAACGATGATTTACTTGCGTTACATCCAAAATTTAAGTGGACACCAGCATACGGAAGTTATATTAAAGAATTTGGTATACATCCAAAAACAAAGATGGCATCAATGATTACATCCAATAAGAGATGGACTCGTCAACATGAAATAAGACATGACTTTGCCATGAATAACATGGATAAGATTGATGTATTTGGTAGGGGTATCCAAGAAATACCAAACAAAGAAATAGGATTGAAAGATTATATGTTTTCATTCGCAGTCGAGAATGACACATATGACACTTATTTCACAGAAAAAATATTAGATTGTTTTGCTACAGGAACTATACCAGTTTATATGGGTACTAAAAAGGTTGTTGAGTATTTCAACCCAGATGGAATAATATTCTTTGATGGTAATTTTGACTTATCATTACTCACAGAAGAATTATATCAATCAAAAATGGAGGCAATTAAAGACAATTATGAAAGAGTTCAGAAATATAGTGTTTTGGACGATTGGATTTTTGAAAACTATTTAATTGAATATGTCTAAAATTTGTTTAATACGACAACCGGCAGGAATTGGTGATATTTTTTTTACTCAGAAAATTGCCAAGTATTACATATCTAAAGGTTATACTGTTATATGGCCAGTGATTCCACAATTTGAATTTATAAAGGATTATATCAAAGTTGATAATCTAATCTTTGTTAATGAAAATGAAGATTTCCAACATAAAAACATATATAGGGAGGGATATTCTAAACCAATTCTCATTAACTTAGATGATGTTTATCTACCAATTCAGCATTTTGATAGACATTATAATGGGCCTATTATGCATGCCAAGTATAAATTATTGGACTTGGATTTTGAAGATTGGATAGAACACTTTTCTTTTGAAAGAAACTTAGAGAGAGAACAAAAGTTAATCGACCATTTTGACGCAAATGATAGAGAATTTGTATTAGTAAATAGAATGTTCGGTTCTCCACCAGATTCAAAACCATGTCCACATATGGGAGAATATGAAAATTCAATCGAAATGACTTATCTTGGATGGGATAACCTTTTTGATTGGATTGGTTTGTTATTGAAGGCTAAACATATCTACACTGTAGAAACCTCAATATTATACATTATCAATAAATTAGGTTTGAAAAATGTGACAGTATATTCCAGACATAATCCACCTAGTTTCCATCAAGTAGAACACATGTTCGATAAAGATTTAACATACATAAAATGATTTACATACCAGTTAGTGTCGGAGAATTGATTGATAAATTATCAATCCTACAAGTGAAAAAAAATAAAATAAGTAACGAAGAAAAATTAACATTAGTTAATAAAGAATTCGAACTACTATATAATTTATCCTCAGTCTATTTGGATTCGAATGAAATCGAAACCTTATATCATCAACTATGTGAAGTGAATGAAAAACTTTGGGATGTTGAAGATGAATTAAGAATATTAGAAACTAAAAAATCATTTGAGTCTGATTTCATAGAACTCGCAAGAAAAGTATATTTCACTAACGATGAAAGATTCAGATTAAAAAATGAAATAAACCTAATTACCGATTCTGAAATACGAGAGGTAAAAGAATATGTAAAATACGATTGAAATGATAGAAAATATTAAATCCCATTTGAAAGAATATTTCGAAAACGAAAGTTTAATTAATCCTCAGGGAACTCCAGGTCATGAAACCGGATATCCTGAAAGAGATGTTAATTGGATGACGGAAAATTTAATACCAAGAATTAAAAATAACGTTACAAACTTGAAAGAAAAAAATTGTTTAGATGTGGGATGTGCGTTTGGATACTTTACTCGGATATTATCAGGTGAATTCAAAAACACTTATGGAATAGATTTATCTGACAATAGAATCAATTACGCTAAGAAATATGAAAACGACAACTTAAGATTTGTTCAGTCAGATTTGACGGAAAGTTTTGAAGATAAGTTTCCAATTAAATTTGACTATATGTTTACCAATGCGGTTTTACCTCATATTCCAGCACAATTCAAATCGGCAGTATTTTCAAATTTAGCACAAATTGCCAATAGTGGTTGTATTTTTACAATGTATGATGGAATGATAAATCAAAGTATAAATGATACTAATCACGACAATTATATTGACACAGATTTTGACAATTGGAATCCTAATTCTATTATAAAAGTAACTTTTTTTAGTAAAGAATGGTTACTAGACAATTTAGTTGAGTGGGAATTAATTTCAATAAACAATGTTGGGTATTATA